CTGTGGAGGTTATGGGGGTTGGCGGCGCTGTTGTCTCCCGGCACTACACTCGGATCAAGCTCGACGACCTCGTGGGAAAAGAAGCCTCCGAAAGCGCGGAAGTAATGCGTAAGACGATCGACTGGTACCTGTATTGCGAGTCTTTGCTAGTCAATCCGAGAGATAGTATCGATTTATATGGCACGCGATGGGCGTATAACGATCTGTACGCGTGGGCTGAGAAAAATGAAGAAGAACTTGATGTATTTTTCCGCTCCTCGTACGAAGACGGCCAGCCCATATGGCCTGAGCGGTTCAATTTCGTTGAGCTCGAGCGCATTCGCAAGAAAATTGGTTCATTCAAGTTTAGTTGCCAATACCTGAACAAGCCATATGACCCTGAGGCTACTAGCTTTGACCCTTCTTGGCTCCGTTTTTATTCACTGTGGGGGAATCAGTGTGTTGCGGATGGCCTGGTTGAGGGCCCGCCAACGGATCAGATGGTCCGTCACATGCTCGTCGATCCGGCGATATCGGAGCGCTCGACGGCCGCGCGGACCGCAATTGTGGTTACAGGTGCGTCACCCGATGGACGGAAGTTCGTGTTGGACGCGTGGGCCGACCGTTGTCAGCCTTTCAAGATGTTCGAAAAGATCTTCGAGCTCCAAGAAAGGTGGGACTGTGAAGCGGTTGGAGTCGAAAACGTCCAATATCAGCGAGCCATAAAGCCCTTTCTCGAGGCCGAATCGCAACGCCGGGGCAGGTGGATCAATGTTCGGGAGCTAAAGCCCGATGTCCGAGTCAAGAAAGAGGGCCGAATCAGGGCCTTGCAACCGTATTTCGAACGCGGAGAGATCTTCTTTCGTCGAGAAATGCGAGAGCTTCTTGGAGAATATGAATCTTTCCCTGTGGGAGCTACCGTGGATCTCCTTGACGCGCTCGCGTATGGTCCATTCTTGTGGGATTTGGACGAAGATACGCGTACAATAGCCGAGGAAGAGCGCGAATACAACGAGTTCAAGTATGAAAGCGGCCGGTCGGCCGTAACGGGGTATTGATATGAGCCAAGGTGCAGCACCAATGGGCAACGTTCCAGGGGTTACGAGCCTACCTGCGGGCCAGCAGGGCCCTACTATGCCGGCGCAGATGGCGGCTCCAACGGCGGAAGATCCCGGGATGTGGGCCCAAATTAAGGGCTTTATAGGCAAGACCGCGGGCGATTTTGTTGAGTCGATGGGTGACACGCCCGAGGAACGCCAGCAAAATCTCGCGCTTTTCACCAAAAGCATTGGGACCATTAACCAGCTAGGTCAAGAGGTGGGTCAGAGCACGTTGATGCAGCGAATGGGCAAGCGAGCTGGGAAGGATATTATTGAACAGCAGCAGCAACAGCAGAGTCAGGCGGCCTTGCAGGCCATGATGACGCCGATGCCCACGCTGTCACCTGAGCAGATAAACCGGATAATGGCTGATGTTGGTTTAGGCGTATCAGGAATACAGGAAGCTACGAGGCGTAGATGAGTATAAAACGCTCAATTCAACGAGTTGCAAAGGGCGGTGGAAAGTCGGGCGTCGCAACCGTTAAGGGCCCGCTCCCGCGCGGTACAAAAGCACTGATGGCGGGGCCAAAGGCCCCGAAGGTGAAGGGACATGGCTAAGGGAAAGCCTCCGATGAAGGGAAAACCGAGCACCCAGCGCCCAAAGGGCGGGAAGGGCGGGAAGATAAAGGCTCCAAAGCCCGGATATGGCAGCTATTGATTGCAGCGATCCGGGTGGGCACGAGGTAGACTATTGTGAGAAGTGTGATACTTGCTATTGCATCTTCTGTGGAGTGGCTTGGAGCCGCCCTCCGCAAGATAGGATCCTATATCCGACGTTCTACTGGCCCGGAAAAGGATACGTCACCTCCGGAGGATGCATAGCTATGTTTGACGCAGGTGCAGAGCACGTGAAGCCGGTTAGGTGCCACTGATGCAGACCCCTGGGGCACCCATTCGCATGACCGAAGTCGAGAAAACTCGGCTTGTGGATTACCTTGATATGGAGTACCGAGAGGCTATCGTCGATCATGAGGGTTTGGAGAACCAGGTTGACGAGTGGAACAAGGCTTATCTCGGGGAACCCTTCGCGAAGAGGAAGGATTTCCCGTGGGAGAACGCGTGCAATGTCGTTATTCCGCTTATTGGGATCCACACAGATAGCATTGTGGCTCGGATTGTTAACACTATCTTTGCTGTGGAGCCTCTTTGGACTGCTAGGCCTCTCATCAAGTCGCTCGACGACGTAGCAAAGCCCCTCGAGGACTTCCTGGACTGGAGCAGACGTCAGGAATACGACGCGTACCAGATGATTCGGTCGTGGGTGCTCGAGGTTGTGAAGTACGGGTGGGGTTATATCAAGGTTCCGTGGGAGGTAGCTACGGTTCGCACGTTCAAGATCAATTCAAGAGGCGAGCCCGAGGCGGTCGATCGCATAGTTAGGCGGCCGAGGCCGCAGCATGTGCTGTTGATTGATATCATATGTCAGGTGGGCATTGAAGACGATATCAATCAGGCTGAATGGCTGGGGCACCGGGTTCGGTTGACCGATGGACAGCTGCGGTGGCGCGAGTACGACGGCGTCTACGAGGAAGTGGACAAGGTTATCGAGCGCAAGGAGGACATAACTAGCCTGACAGAGATGTTGGCAGGCCCCGGACGAGATATTCCGCCGGGCCGGACGAAGCTTAATACGTTCTATGAGACATGGATAGACTTCCCTCTCAAGAAAGGCAGCCTGCCTGACTCGCTAGTGATTACGTACCACCCGGAATCGCGGTGTATCATGCGGGCTATTTATAATCCACATGCAGATAACAAGCGCCCATTCTTTAAAGGCAAGTTTCTGGATCAGGAAGGCCGTCGTGCTGGAGTGGGTATTGCGCAGCAGTTGTGGCAGCTACAGGAAGAGCTGTCTACCATCCATCGACAAGAGGTAGATAACAGCACAATCGCCAATACGAAGTTCTTTGTGGGTCGCCGGGGTGCCGTTCGCAATACAACGCGAATTTGGCCAGGCCGTTTCTTGACGGTGCCCGACCCCAGCAAAGACCTGATCCCGATGTCAATGGGAGATATTGGAAACTCGTTGCAAGCACTGGAAACAAGTGCATTGAGTTATGCCGAGCGCCGCTCGGGTGTCACGGACTATCAGTTGGGCCGAGAGTCCGATATCCTAGGAGGTCGCGCAACTGCCACTGGCACGTTAGCAATCATCCAGGAAGGTAACAGAAGGTTCGACTTAAATGTTCGTGACATCCGAGATACGCTTGGCAAAGTTGGGCAGATGGTTCTTTTGCTGAACGCCCAGTACCGTCCTCGTGAAATCGTGTACTTCGTGGAGGGCGAGGATGGTAAGTGGGTAGAACGGGCCCTCAACTTGCCAGATGACTTCATCGCGGATGGGATTGGGATTGAGCTTACGGCTAGTACAGCTACCATCAACCGCGAGATAGAAAAGCAGGGCTTGATAACCGTGATGGGCCTTGTGACCCAGCACTACCAGCAGATCATGAGCATGGCCCAGATGGCTATGCAAAGCCCGCCGCCGTTGCAGATGTTGATGATGAATATGCTTAAGGGTAGCAACTACTTCATGAAGCGGATCGTGCAGGCATTCGATATTAAGGATCTTGATACGGTGCTGCCGTTGAATGCGATGGAGGACCAAGGTAATGTCGGAGGTCAGCCAGCTCCGGGCGCTCCTCCAGGAAATCAGAACGGGGGAGGCATGGCCGGCCCTATGGGACCATCTGGACCAGGCGCGGGCCCAGGTCCTGCAGCGCCTGGCCCAATGCAGTAGTTGGGAAGAGTATCTCGAGTTACGAGGCGAGTTTAATGCTCTCAACCGGTGGTTCGAGTTTGGAGACGACTTACTCGAGCGGCTGGTAGAGGTGGAGAAGGAAAGAGATGGCGAACGAAGAGACCGAGGAGCAGGAAGAGCAGCAGTCCGAAGAGCCCGAGAAGAGTGAAGCCGAAGAAAAACCATCTAAGGCTGAGCCCGAAGACGTTCGGAAGCTGCTCGACGACATCCGCTCGGAGAACCAAAACCTGCGCGGCCAGGTTGGCGTGGCTGCACAAGCTGCCGGCGAGGCCCGGCAGTATGTGGGCGCGCTATTGCAGAAAATTCAGGATGTCGCGTCAAAGCGCCAGCAGGCAGACCAGCCAACGCGCCAAGACATGTTCGACGAGAATCCTGAAGCCGCAGTCAATCAGATGTTTAACGAGCGCGTCGCGCCAATAGTTGGGGAGTACCTGACGAACACGGCGCGGCAACATCGGAACCAGGCTGCGAGGGATCTAGGCGAGAATTGGAACCGGTATGAATCCGAGATTGATCAGTTTATGGCTACGATGCCTCTCGATGTTCAAGCGAAGCCCGGGGCATGGGAGAGCGCATATCGGTACATACTGGCAGGCCATTTGGATGAAGAGCTCGAGCGTCGAGAGAAGTCGAAGCGCGAGAGAGCTAGCCAGGCTGAAGGCGTAGGCGGCCAGAGGAGCCCCCGGGCATCACAGCCCCTGGATCCTGTCGAGAAAGAGCTCATGAAAGCATTTGGCCTTAACGAGAAAGAATGGCGCGAATATTCTTCGGACGATATCGAGCGGACGCCGCCGTCCCGGGATCGTCGAAGCGTATTCGCTGGAAGGAATAGGGACGATGGGCGTTAGTGTAACGCTTGATGAAGCGGATAAGAAGATGCGGGCCGCGCAATGGGACCCGCTAGCGGTCAAGAATAAGGACCCAAACTACCATTATAGGTGGGTTCGCAAAGACAAACTGAACATGGCCCGTAAGATAGATTATATGGGCTATGAGGTCTGCAAAGCTGGGGAAGAGAAGAGCGTCCTATCCGAGAGCACGCCGATCAAGAAGTCGGCCGATGTGGATGGGACGATCGAGGTCGGGGATTTGGTCCTGGCAAAGATTCCTAAGGAAGTACATGAGCAGTTCCGGCAAGTAAACAGGGAGCGGATCAAGGCCCGGACTAGAGGTGTTGTGGCCTCGTACAAGAATGCTGTCAACAATGCGGCTGGGGAAAGGGTTGCGTACGAGGAACACAGGGATGCGTCAGACATGGCGGATCAGGAGGAACGATGATTCTCGTTGTTGGGACGGTTTCGGGGAATACCCCCGAGTCGAACACGTACCCGACTGCGGCCGGCCAGACCTTTAAGCGGGGTGCGCCGGTCAAGTTGGATGGCAGCGGGAACGTGATTACAGCAGCAGCCGGTACGGACATACTGCTTGGCGTCGCGCAACATGATGCCCAGGCCGAGTTTACGGGTGGCCAGGATGTAGCGCCAGTTGCCAAGGTGTGCATGGTCGCGCAGGCCCACGACGATACGCTGTTCGAGG